TGGTACTGGTACTGGTTATGGTGATGGTTATGGTGATGGTACTGGTACTGGTTCTGGTTCTGGTGATAGTTCTGGAATAAAATCTATCAACGGACAAAAAATACACAAAATTGATAATGTTTTCACAATCATTGACAACTTAAAAGGAAACATTGCAAAGGGTAAAATAGTCAACCCCGACTTGACTATGGATAAATGCTATGTAGTGAAGCAAGGCAATATGTTTGCACATGGGAAAACATTGAGACAAGCAAGAGAAGCTATAATATCCAAAATTTTGATAGACAAGCCCGTTGAAGAAAGAGTAACAGAGTTTAAAAAGGCTTTTAAGAAAGGAGTTAAATACAAAGCTAAACTATTTTACGATTGGCATTATAGGCTAACTGGTAGTTGTGAATATGGTAGGGATAATTTTGTTAAAAACAAATCCATAGACCTAAACAAAGATATGTTCACAATTCAAGAATTTGTTGAGTTAGTAAATTCAAGTTATGGAGGGAATATTGTAAAGCAAGTTTTATAGGTGGCGATGGCGAAGGCTACAACCGAGGAACAACTTGAAGAATTGCGAAAGTATTATGATTTGGAGTTAGTCAAGGAGGAGGATAAACAAGGAGGTAAAGATGAATAACACTATATTAAAAGAATTAAATGTTTTGGTTTGTAATTGTGGTGTGTTACTACAATTAGATAATCTAAAACAAAATCAATATGACCCTGGGCGTGAATATCAATCATATGAATGTCCAGCTTGTTTACAAAGACTAATAAAAGAGGTGTGAAGATGAAGGCAAGGAGGTGATTATGGATTTCCCTACAGCAGAAAAGCTACACACTATTATGCACGAGGAGGAAATGGAGATCGGCAGAACGAAAGGAGTGGAGTATACCCAAGGCGGGAGGTGTGATAATTTTAAAAGATTGGGTGAAGAGCTAGGTTTGCCGCCGGAGGTTATTCTTTGGGTCTATCTCAAGAAGCATATGGATAGTATACTGAGCTATATCCGGACCGGGAAAGTGTACTCAGAGAGTATCGACGGCCGGATCACCGATGCGCGGAATTACCTGTTTCTACTTAGGGCCTTGATCGAGGAAAAAAAGGAGGACAGCCGTGATTGATAAAACTCCCTACGCTTTATCAGAACACCTCACAACTTTCAGGAAGGGCCGACGTTGTTTAAAGTGCAGCCGACCGTTGAGCATTTATAACCCGGACGAGTATTGTTTTTCAATGTGCGGTCCGGAAAGGTTGACGGGAAGAGAGGAAGTATTCATCCCCAGTTTTTCATCGCCGAAGCGCAGGTCTTATGGCGCGGAGTACAAAACAATAAGCGAGGTATGAATGGGAATAAAGCATAAATATGGGGGCGTCTACACAAGGAAAACTTACAAGACGTCAAAGGAGTACGTTGCAGCCCTAAAAAAGAGGGCAGAAAATCTCTGGAAAAAGGTAGGCAAGGAGTTACATGGCAATGAGTGCGAGGTCCAAAAATACTTTCCTCAGATACGTGTTGCCCACACTCCCATTATCCAAGGAGAGCATTGCATCACACGTGCTAATAAGCATTTCTTTTTTGACATTAACAATCATAGTTCTGCCTGTTCTACCTGCAACATGCTAAAGAAGTACGGGAAAAGGTCTATCAGCCGGGCAATCAACGAGATCGTCAGGAACAGAAACCCTGTGTGGTACGATGAAGCGGTGAGGGTAGACCAATCATGCGCTCCGAATATACATTTTAGTAAAGTATGGTGGCTCGAAGATCGGGTTTCGGTTCTTAACAAGAAACTAAACGACATTAGAGAACAAGAAATAAAGCGGTGATGACGGAGAGGTATTTATAAAAAAGGGGCGACGATGAGCCTATGATTTGACAAAAATTACCTCGAGTGATAATATGGGTAGGTAATGAAGATAGAAGAAGTCGACATTGCCCTGCTTAAACCCGCCGAGTATAACCCCCGGCAAGCCGGGAAAGAAGAACACGCGCTCCTCAAAGCATCACTTGAAACCTTCGGCCTTGTTGATCCAATTCTCGTTAATTCTGCACCTGAAAGAAAGAATATTATTATCGGTGGACACTTCCGTGTAAGAGTAGCCAAGGACCTCGGGCTTAAAACGGCCCCTGTGGTTTATTTAAATATACCAGATATCGAACGAGAACAACGGTTGAACCTCTCCCTTAACCGAAACACCGGATCGTGGGACTATGATCTGCTTGCCAATTTCGATGAAGAACTCCTGAAGATCGTGGGGTTCGATTCCAAGGAGCTTGATAAAATATTCCAATTAGACCCCGATGAAGAGGCTGAGAAGGTTCCGGAGCCCCGGGAAACCTCGATACAAACCGGCGACGTTTGGATTTTGGGCGAACACAGGCTGATGTGTGGGGATTCAACGGAAAAATCGAACGTGTCGGCGCTTGTGGGCGATTGTAGGGCAGATATGGTCCATACCGACCCCCCATATAACGTAGATTACGGCTCATCCAAGAATCCAAGGCACAAAATCAGGTCTATCGAGAACGATTCCATGCCCACAGCGGATTGGTCGATCTTCTGCCATAAGATATTCGAAATCTTCAAAGAGTATAATAACGGAGATATCTACATGTGGGGAGCCTCGGGCCCGGAGGGGATGCGGATGAGGTTATGGCTTACAGAGGTGGGATGCCACTGGTCAGCCACGATCATTTGGAAAAAGCAGCAGTTGGTCCTTTCCCCGGCCAAATACCAAAGGATGTACGAACCGTGCTTTTACGGTTGGTTTGGAAAGAGCTCATATAACGGGGATCGGAAGCAAACCGAGGTGTGGGAGATAGACCGACCAAGAGACTTAAAGCTTCACCCTACAATGAAACCACTGGAACTATGTGAAAGAGCGATCGAGAATAGCAGTCTGCGGGGAGATATGGTACTGGACCTATTCGGCGGGGCGGGATCAACCCTCATAGCTTGTGAACGGTTAAAACGTAAGTGTTACATAATGGAACTGGACCCGATTTATTGTCAGGTCATAATTGATCGATGGGAGCTGTTTACAGGTAAAAAGGCACTAAAAGGATAAATGGGATGCATAAAAAGTACCGCAAAGTCAAAGCTGTTGTTACAAGTCTGAAAAAGGGTGCGTCATTCTATGCATCATGCAGGGCCGCCGGGATAGGTCTAAACACGTTCTGGACGTGGAGGAAGAAGAACCCGCGGCTTGATAGGCTGGTGGAAAAGGTGCTCGAGACAAGAACGCAGATGGTCGTTGATGCCCTTTTCAAGAATGCTTTATCAGGGAATACCACAGCGCAGATATTCTGGTTGACGAATAGAGGCCCTAAGGATTGGAGAGACAGGAGGAACCTAGTAAATGTCGATGCGTCCAAACACGACCACGTCACGTACAAATGGTCCGAGAAACCCCAAGGAGATCATCCTTCCATATTGCCCGCAAGACTACCAGCGGACGATTCACAGTAACCAGACTCGTAACAAGGTCGTGGTTATAGGCAGGAGGGGTGGTAAGACGGAGTGGTTAATCAATCATCAAATCAAGAACGCTGTCAGCATGCCCGGCCTTCATTGGATCGTGGCGCCCACCTATCGTCAGGTCAAGTCAATCTGCTGGCGCCGATTAAAGAAAATACTCCGCGATGATGACTCATGGAAAGCGAACGAGCAAGAGTTGTCTATGACGCATAAATACCTCGATACGGTCCTTGAGCTTAAAGGCGCAGACAACGAGGACAGCCTCAGGGGATCAGGGCTTCAAAGCGCCGGGTTAGATGAGTGCGCTATGATGAAGATGAACGTCTGGCCTGAGATTATACGTCCTATGCTTGCAGACACTCAGGGCCCGGCAGCCTTTATCGGCACACCGAGAGGGAAGAACTGGTTCTACGATCTGTTCAGGAAAGGGCTTCTTAATAATGACCCGCAATGGCAATCGTGGCACTTCCCCACCGCTGTCAATAAATATATAACCGCAGAGGAAATCGAACAGGCCCGGCAGGATATGTCGGAGAGATTATTCAAACAAGAGTTCCTTGCTGAGTTCCTAGACGATGATACCGGGGTGTTTAAAAAGGTTAGACAGTGTATCGTTGGAGATCTAAAGACACCGGTCCTCGGGCGCTTCTATGTGATGGGCGTTGATCTTGCCAAGACCGAGGATTTCACCGTCCTTACCGTGGTTGATAGCCTGACACGGGAGGTTGTAGCTTTCGTCCGATTTAGGGGCGTAAGTTGGACAGAACAGAAGCTCAGGATTCAGGAAATGGCCCATACATACAACAACGCTCTGGTTATCGTTGACTCAACAGGTGTTGGCGATCCTATTGTTGAGGACCTTGAGGCAGCCAATATAAGCCTGCATTACGAAGGCAACAAGCCCGGGTATAAGTTCAACCATGAATCAAAGGTCAGGCTCATCGAAGGCTTGGCTATAGCTATTGAACAGAGGCTGATCACTTGGCCCCGGACGCTTGAGATATTAACTCTAGAGGTGATGAACTATGAATACTTCATATCAGACGGTGGACGCATCAAATACGGCGCACCGGAGGGCAAGCACGATGATTGCGTCATATCATTAGCATTAGCCAACTGGGGCATAAGATCGCAGATTCAAACCGCACAGGTTGTTCAGGCCCGGATCGAGAACCCTATTGATCGTCAGGGACAGGGCGAGCTGGTCAACCCGGAGCCAGAGTTCCCAAGAGTGAGTGGTTATTGATGGTTATGACGAAAATATACCCGAGAATATGGGAGAGTGTTGACGTGTCAGGCACGCAAAGGCTAAAGGTTTTCGGCGGATGGCTCGTTTGTACCACCAACAAGGTTGAGGAGGAGAAAGAACAATGAGCTACAAGACCAGAGGCGTGTATTCATTCGGCGGTGGAGATCATTTTAAATGGTGTAAGTGCCCGGTGTGTAACAAAGCGAGAGCCAAGAAAAGGACCAAGCAGAAGCGCCGAGATAATAAAAGCTATGCCAAACACACTTAGGTGTGCTATAATAAAAATAAAAGCGGGAGGGACAATCTATGGCAAGAAGAACGACACACCCGGAAGGTTTAAAAGAAGTCAACGCGCTTGATCTTACTTATGAGGTAAAATCTTTCGTCACGGCTCTTGCTAAAGACGTTGAGACAGAGAAATCAAACCGAGCCGGATGGGAGAAGCATCAGGATATGCTTCGTAACCTTCGCTATGGATACCGTCTCCCGAAGAATGAACCGTGGGTTGGCTGTGCCAATTACTCAATCCCGCTTATAGACGCGCATATCAACCGCATCAAACCAGCGTATATCAATCTCCTCTATGGCATCAGTCCTATAGTCCACTATGAGCCTTATGGTCCCGAAGATGTCGAGCCGACCAAGAAACGTGAAGTATACTTCGATTGGCTGATGAGGACCAAGATAGATCCCTTTGAGCAGTATTGCATTGGAACTGATAAAGAGCTCGAGAACGGCTCTGTCGTCTACAAGACGTCGTGGGATTATACGACCAGAAAATATGAAGAGCAGATCGACCTCGAGGACTTCGACAGGAAAACACTTGAGGCGTTAAGCGATGAGCGCGTGACCGATGATATGCTTGTCATGGTCATGATCGAAGAGCTAGGCATTGATTCTGACTTCGAAGCGAATCTGGAAGAGGTCAAGGATGCGGTCAAGCAACTGCGTACCGGAGAGACAAAGCTCACTCTTGATCTGATAGAGGTGTCCAGTGACCGCGGAGAGCTTACGGCCTGTTCTATACGTGATGATCTCGTCGTCCCTGTTGACACGACTGACCTTCAGTTCACACGTTTTATTGATCAGCCTTTCTGGCGGACCACTACCCAGATCAAGACAGCGATGAGGGATGAGAAATACACCGAGTACGATGATACGACAATACGAACGTGGGCCCAGAAGAAACCCGATAATAGAAACAAGACGAAACTGTCCGATCAGCAGGATGATAATATACTTCTCCATGAAACGTGCTGCTGGTACGATATAGACGGAACAGGCATCAAGGTCAGGTGTATCGCAACGTGGCCTGACAACAACCCAGAAGATTTACTCAGGTTCATCGAAGTGCCCTATGATCACGGAGAGTTCCCATATGATCAGGTCCGGCGTGAGTTGAACGATCCCGGTTTCTATTCGTCAAGAGGCATACCCGAGCTGGACATGGACTATCAGATAGGGATTACCAACTCAGTCAATCAGGCCGAGGACAATGGAACCATAACCAACAAACCGACAGTCGTATCGAAAAGAAATACAGTCACCAATGTCAAGAGCAGACGGTATACACCCGGCGAGCACGTTGAGACCAGCGGCCCGCCCAGTGATTATGAAATAAGGCAGTTAACGAATACATCTCAACCTGTGCTGTTCCAGTTCGCGCAATATCTGAAATCATGGTCTGACCAGCGTATTGGAAATGTTACGTCCGGACTGAGTGAGGCTAATAATCTCCCGGGCTCTGGGCAGGGTGGCAAAAAGACAGCGAAGGAAATCGACATCATCAGCTCCCTGCAGGGTGAGGTTCAGTCGTTGGATATGCAGGTCCACCAGCAGCAGATCGGCAAGGTATGGAGGAAGCTCGACGCTCTCTATGAACAGTACGGCCCGGACCAAGAGGAAATACAGATCACCGGTGAAAAGCCTATCGATGTCAACCGACGTCAGATACAGGGGCATTTCAACATGGTCCCGAACGGTCGTCTTGATAATACCAACCCGGTCCTTAAGGCCAACAAGGCGTTTAACATGATGAAGATATTCTCCGGCGATCCTGATATTAAACAGAGAGAGCTCAAGAAGATGTTCATCGTGGCTTACGATCATAGATTGGTAAACACTCTCATGATCAGTGAAGAGGAGCTGAAGCAGCAGGCTGATATGCAGAAACAGATCATCGAGGCAACAAGAGAGGCGGCTATCAAAGAGGGATTGGATATCAAGCAAATCGATATCCTGCTTGACGTCCAGAAGGAAGCTATGATGACTCCGATCACTGGTAGACGGTATGCACCAGACAAAACGCGCGACCCTGAAAAGGCCGTGAAGGGGGACAAACAATGGGCAGTAAGCTAGCGAGTGATATCCTAAAATAAAAAGGGGGGCTATGACGTTAGAAGAGAAAATGGCCAGAAACAATTCTGAGGACCAAATCGAAATTGGCATGTTGGCCGAGAGGATCACAACCGGCGATGCCGGGAATCTTTTAAAATGCATTATAGAATCAATCAAAGAAGTCACCCTGCAACGAGCTGACGCAGATATGAAAATCCCACCTGATCGAAGCCTTGGCATTATCATCGGTCTTAGTAAACTTCAAGAGAATCTCGATATATGCGTGGATATGAAGAACCAATTGATTGCAGAGAAGAAAAAAGAAGCAGAAGTCAAATAAAGAATATAAATCAGGCGCTGCCCCTCAAGGCTTAAAACTGTGGGTGCCTCATCACCTTAAACTGTGAAATGCCTGATAAGCCTCCCAAGGCTATAAATGCGTGAGGAACAGGGGGAAAGATGCCAGTAATAAAAACGAAACAAACACCGGAAGAGAGAGACGCGGAAGCAAGAGATGTTGAGTCAAAACGGCTGAACGCAAGTGACGCTATTTTGTCATCTCTTGATCTGCCAACGGACGAGGAATTGCAGGATCAAATTTCTCGGGGACAGACCAATGCACCGAAGGCCGGAGAGAAGGCCCCAGAGAAGAAACCCGAGGAAGAGCCGGCCAAGAAGCCAGACAAAGTCCCAGAAGAAGAGGAGCTTACAGGTGAGGAAATCCTCAAGACACCAGACGAGGAACTCACTGATGAGGGTATCAAGGTCAAGAGACAACTCGAAAAAGAGATCGACGACGATGAGCTCATTCCCAAGTCTAAGGTCAATAAAAGATTCCAAGAGCTGACCAAGGAGATAAAAGACCTCCGCACCCAGCTTGAGGGAAAGACCAACGAAAAGGCCGTTGACCCGGACATAGCAAAGCTGAACAAGAAATCACCGGATGATCTCCGGCAGCTTAAGCGAGCTGTTCGGGCCAAGATGAGGGTAGAGACTGACGAGAAACAGCTCGCCGATTACGATGAGCTTGAGGAAAAGATTGACGATGCGCTGCACAGTTTTCCGCAAAGATTCCAGCAGCGTCAGGTCGATGCTTATAACAAAGTCGCCGATGAGATCGAGGACGACCCTGAGATCAAGTACACCAAAGAGGTCGGGCTAACTCTGAAAAAGTTAGCTTATACCATCTTCCAAAAGTACCCTAGACTTCAGAACATCGAGGACGGACAGGCAATGGCACTAAGGTTCGCGGTTGATCATTTCAAAGCAAACACACGAGTGGCCGAAGGCGATCAAGAGACGAAGAGGTTGAAGAAGTTCACAGCCAAGCTGAAAAAGAAAACAACGCTCGATTCAAACGGACTTAAGCGAGATAAGGGTTCAGCCACCGCGGCACAGTCCAAGGAAAGAGCGCATGCACCGAGAGCGACAACATTGGCGAAGGCGGATTTCATTAAGAACGATCCTCTATTCAACATCGATTCGTATATCCCCGACTCTTTCAAGGGGAGGTAAACAATGGCGAATAAATATTTAGACACCTATGTCACAGTTGGGAATCGAGAAGGCTTGACGGACGTCGTGTCCGACCTTTTCGCAGACGATATCCCTTTAATGGCCATGTCCAGAAAGATATCAGCTATCTCCACGAAGCATGAGTGGCAAGTTGATAATCTCGCAACAGCAGCAACGACAGCAGTGGTAGAAGGCGCAGACCTTAGTTACGCAGCACCAGCCGTCCGTGTCCGCAGGATGAACTATACACATATTCGATTACGCAACTGGGATGTATCGTTCACACAGATGGCTGTAACCACAGCGGGTATTAAGAATGATATCGCTCGGGAAGTTATGAAAGCGCTGAAGGCGCTTGGTACCGACTTTGAGAAGATATTCCTTAACACCGGGACCACAGCAGCCGGCGCATCAGGAACTGGGCGTACAGCAATGGGATTGCTCAAGGCAATCACGACTAACACTGGCCTTGGTACTGGCGGAACATCGGCGGCAGCGATATCGCAGCTCACCGAGGATCAGATCAACGAACGATTGGATGAGATCTGGACAGCTGGCGGCGATCCTCGCGCACTGTTCTGCGGCGGATATCAGAAGAGAGTAATCTCTAAGAAATTCTCTGCTAAAACAGGTTTCACCTTCAACATAGACGCATCAACGAGACAAGCAATCGCGAACATCAACAAGTATGAAGGCGCTTTCGGAACGCTAGACATCATACCAGATCGACAGATGTTAGCCGCAAGATTGGCCATCACCACACCAGAGCAGATCGCAATCGCAGTACTGCGCGATATCCAGCAGTACAAGGGCGCGCCAACAGCTTCAAGCATCAAAGGATGGGCTGAAGGAGAAATGACTCTGCAATTTGGTAATGAGAAAGCTCATGCCGAGCAAGCACAGTTAAACTCTACCGGCGCAATCAGCTGATGAGCTAAACTAGAGATCACAATGACTGGGGCGGTCTTTTGGCCGTCCCAGCCTTTTAACCCATGGAAAAACAAACCCCTCAATCATACGATTCAATCTACAAAACAGCGAAAAGTTACCGGTCCCACTACAGGAAAGCCTCACTCTACCGTGTGTGGCAATGGATTGTTAAGTACACCCGCCAGATAGAGGACCCCAAGATATTAGAGATCGGCTGCGGTTCAGGACAACTGGCCCATTTTCTATATGACGAAGGATTTAAGAACTACGGTGGATTTGACTTCAGCGAAGAGGCGATCAACCTCGCGCTTAAGACTGTTGATCAGGAGTTCTGGGTTGGCGACGTAAACTATCCAGAAAACTACGATCGGGATTACAACGTAGTCATTGCATCGGAGGTCCTCGAGCACTTACCGGATGATAAGAAAGTCTTAAGAATGATCCCGCCCGGCAAAAAGATAATCTTCAGCGTTCCTAGATTTCCGTATCATAACCATTATAGACATTTCGTGAGGCCGGTGGACGTGACGCTTCATTATATCGATAGCATTCACATCAGGCAGTTGGTGACGATGCCAACACAACCATACTGGCATATAGGATGGGGGATAATCAAATGAGTGAAAACAAAAAATTAAACATGTCGTCTGAGGACTTAAGGACACTGAGTGCTAATCAGGTTGTAGAGGAGAACCCGGGGCTGACATCTTCGCCGGACGCACTCATTGATGCAATATACAAACGCTATGTCGATAATAAGCTTTATGAGTTCCCATCATTGTGCATTGAAACCCGGCGCGTCAACTATCTTAAATGGAAGGCATTCCGCGCACAAGGCAACGATAAGGGATGGAGCAAAAAGAAAGACTTCAAGTTTGACTACGATATCCCCCGTGAGCTTTATCTATTTATGGTAAACATGGTATATCGTAATTTCTGGGCAGAAGAAAATGAAAAGGTTTGGCGTTCATTCATGAAGGGTATATTAAGGGGTGATGATCCTACTGGGTTATTAAGAAAAGTAAAAGTGCATTATCTAGATGCAAATAAGTAAGGAGTAGCATGGGGTATAGTATTAATAAATTAGTGAGGCGTGAGCTTTCCAATAGAGCAATCTTTAACAATAGGTTTGTTGTTGAGATAGCCGAGAAAGTTCATGTTCACTATAGAAATCTAAGAATAAATTTTAACCTACCCGATTTTTTGGAGTTTTGTAGAGGTTGTGTAAAAACTTTAGAGAGGTGGGAAGCTTTAGGGCAACCAGAGCCTAAACCAGGGCAACACATTGAACTGTGTCGAAGAAAGGTAGCTACAGATGCAGTTAATGACGGCTTCCAAGTCAATCTCAATAAAAATCTCTACAATGCGAATAAGGGTAAGATATACTCTGAGGGGGCAGAGTTTAAAGATGATACATACATTCATTTGAAGATTAGGGATTTGAGAATTGAATTATCCACAGAAGAATTTATGGAGGTAGCAGATGCCATTGCCGAAGCCAAAGGAAAGCTTGAAAGTCGCGATTCTGGTCCCGTGCTATAAGAGGGCTGAGTACACAGAGCTTTGTATCAGATACTTGGAAGATGCTCAGATCTACAAGAATACCACCTTCTATCTCATCGACGATGGATCAGGGGATGAAAAGACAAAAATGATCTTGACTGATACCAAGCTGGATTCCGTGCTTGTCATCCACGATAAGAACGAGGGCCTTCGCAAAACACTCATTGAGTTTATCGAGTGGGCCCGGGAGAATGAATACGACATGATGGGCGTTATGGGTAACGACTGTCTTGTGCCTAAGAACTGGCTTAATGACCTACTTGATATTATGGACAAGCACCCCATAGATATATTATCGCCTAATGTGTTTCCGTCTAACCCGGCTTTTAAAATGGGTGTTGAAGTCCCGGACATATCTTGTTACCGGCCAGCCAGAAATGTAGGTGGTCTTTGGTTTAT